AACAGGTTGTAGAACAAGAAGTTGTTGAACAGGAACAGGTTGTTGAACAGGAACAGGTTGTAGAACAAGAAGTTGTTGAACAGGAACCAGAAGAACAGGTAGTAGAACCAGAAGTTGTTGAACAGGAACAGGTTGTTGAACAGGAACAGGTTGTAGAACAAGAAGTTGTTGAACAGGAACAGGTTGTAGAACAAGAAGTTGTTGAACAGGAACAGGTTGTAGAACCAGAAGTTGTTGAACAGGAACCAGAAGAACAGGAAGGGGAAGTAGATCTAGAAGTCGTAGTGAAAGTCGAAGAAGATGATGATGATGAATCAGTTGAATCAGTTAATGATAATTAAAATTTTAATAGTTCATCAATATTTAACTTATATAATATAACTGCAGATATTATCCATACTAATATAGATATTAAATAAGAGTAAAGTATTACATGTTTATTTTTTTTAAATAAAAATTCAGATGATAAACTATAAGTAATAATATATAATATACCACTAATACTACCAAATATTAATGCTAAAACAAAATTTTTAACTTGTTTTGGATCATTTTTTTGAAAATAAAATCCAAGCATTATGGGAATTGAAGCAAATGGAAAAGTAGCAAATAATCCAGCATAATCAGTTGACATATTTTCTAAAATATATGAAGTCAAAGCAATAATTGTACCACCAATTAAAAAATTAACTGCTAATTTTGTACTCATAATATATATATATATATATATTACTTTGTGTGCTTTTTCAATAATTCTAATATTATACTATCATTTTTAATTAATAATTTTTTATTAATTACATTAGTTATTTTTTCTACATCTATTTTATTTTCTTTTAATTTAGATTTATTTAATTCTTTAATTTTAATTTCTTTTTGAGAACATTTTTTAATTAATATATTATTCTTTAATTCAAGTGATTTTGTTTTTTCTTCTAACTTTTTATTTATAATATTTAAATGAGAAATGTTATTATTTAAATTTATTATATTTTCAGCTTGTTCTTTATTTTCAGATTTAAGACGATCAATTAATAATTTATTTATTTCAGAATCACTATTATCTTTTTGAATTTTATTAATTTCTTTTTTAAGTTTAATTATTTCTTGTTCTTTTTCATATATAGTCATATTTTTTCTTTTTAATTTTATAATTTCTTCATTTAACGAGTTTATTGTATTATTTGTTTCTTCGAATGTATCTTTTTTTTGTACAAATATATTAGGAGAATATTGCGAAATATTATTATTATTATAATTTAATAACTTATTACTCATATATTATATATTTTATCAAATATTTTTTAAAACATATTATAAACTAAATAATATATATGTATTATTAATGAATAATAATACATCTGTTAAGAAAAAAACAAAGAAAAAGTCTAAAATCAAAACAAAAAATTATAATTATAATAAATTAATTGAACAAAAAAAGAAAAAGAAAATATCTTTAAAAAATTCAAAAAAATTAGATAAACTATTACAAAAAAAATATTGTAAATGTTTAAAAAAATTAAAACAAGTAAATAAAAAATCAAAAAATAAAAAAAATAAAGGATCTGAATATCCAATATGTTTAACTTCAGTATATAAAAATAGAAAATTTAAAGTACCAAAAAATATTAAAAAAACTTGCAAAAAATAAATTAAGTATACATATGTTCAGGTGGTTTATAAAAGTCAATTTCACTTTTACTAAGTAAAAATGGCAATACTTCTTTAGAAACTGTATATGGTATACTAAAATCTTTTATTTTGTATGGTAAATCAATACCAATATCTTCATCGTTTTCATCATAAAGTAATTCATACATATTAACTTTAGATATGATTGTTTCAATGCATCTTTTTAAATTTCTTACTCCTTCTTCTTCATTAGTATAATTATCAATAATTTCTTCAATGATATTATCATTAATTATAATATTATCATTATATTTAAAATTATCTAATAATTCTGGAAGTAAATAATTATTAGCAATCTTTAATTTTTCTTCTTTTTTAAATCCCTTAGTATTTATAACATACATTCTATCTTTTAAAATACGATCTACTTTAGATTCATCATTAAATGAGAAAATAAATAAAATTTTTGATAAATCAATATTAATACCACTAAAATAATTGTCTTGAAATTGGTTATTCTGTGAATGATCAGTTAAATGTGTTAATAAATGAATAATTTCTTGACCTTTATTTGTATCACTAACTTTGTCTAATTCATCAAAATAAATAACAGGATTCATACAATTTGATTGTATTAATATATCTATTATTCTACCCCATCTTGAACCTTCATATGTATAATTATGTCCATCAAAAAAAGAAGAATCAGATGCTCCACCTAAAGCAATAAAAGCAAACGGTCTATTAATTGCTTTAGCTATACCTTCTTTAACTAAAGTAGTTTTACCATTTCCCATTGGTCCTTGAATTGCTAATATATTTCCACCTGACATTGGATTTTTAATCCATTTACTAATTAATTGTAATATATGACTTTTTGCATTATTATGTCCATATATTGCTTTATCTAATATTTTATTAGTATTTTTAAGATATACCCTTTTTTCTTCTATACTAGATAAATTATTAATTGGTAAATTAATATATCTCGAAAAAGGTATTTTAATTAAACCCATTATCCATTGTTCAAGTTTACTATACTCAGTTGTAGAAGTATCTAAATCTTTTATCTTATTAATATGTGATATTGCTATTGATTTTGTATTTATATCCATATTTGATTCCAATACTTTAAATTCAAGAGGAGTATTATTATTATTAATATTTTGTATTAAATTAATTTCATCTAATATATTTATTTTTTTTTCTTTAGTTAAATTCATAAAATATTTTAAATTCATGTCATCTATATATAATTCCTCTTTATTATACTCTTTATATTTTATGTCTAATTCATCTAATTTTGACATTTCTTCTTCATCTATTACATCACTTTTTTCTCTAATTATTTCTTTAATTATATTTCCAAAAATATCACTTGGATCTATATTTTTATCGGGTATTTCATCACTATCACTGTCTTCATTATCACTGTCTTCATTATCACTATATTCAATATCAATTTCTTTATTTGGATTTAATATTTTTTTATGTTTGGAATTTTTGTTAACATATCTATTTGCTGATTCAATAATATCATTTACTTCATTTTCACTAATATCAGATAAAATACTATCACTATCACTATCACTATCACTATCACTTGAACTTTCATTATTTGTATATTCACTATCACTATCACTATAATTATCATCATTATTTACATATTTTTCATCAAAATTAATATTATTAATTTCTTTATTAGCATCATTTAATATTAAATTAAGTAACATTTCACTATAATTATTTGAATTTAATTTTCTTTTTTTTGAAGGTCTCTTTAAATTTTTAATTTCTTTATTAAATAATTCATGGTTAAAATCTTCTAAAGTTTCATTGTAATCAATGAACCCCTTAATATTCCCATATTCATCTATAATTTCATTATCATTATCATTATCATTATCATTATCATTATTATTATCGTTATAATTATCTTCATTTGTATTAATAAATGTTTTAGAACGTGTTTCCATTGTATGTGTTTGATGCTTTTTTGGACTTGCAGGCATTTTTAATAATACTTATATATTACTTAATTAATTATTTTTAAGTGGATTAATATTTTAATTTTATAAAATAATTTGATTTTTATTAAAACTTAAAAAAAAGGTATAGTATAATATAATATAATGTCTACAGTTTGCCAACCATGTGTTGAAACGCCGGATATTAAAAATATATCTGGAATACAATTTAGTATTTTAGGACCCGATGAAATTAGAAAAAGATCGGTTGTAGAAATAACTAAACATGATACATATGAAAAAGATGTCCCTGTTATTAAAGGTATATTTGATCCAAGAATGGGTGTAACAGATATGGGTAAAGTATGTAAAACATGTGGACAAAGAAATATAAATTGTCCAGGTCATTTTGGTCATGTTGAATTAGCTAGACCAGTATATAATTATCATTTTATACAAATTTTAATTAAAATATTAAAATGTGTATGTTTTCGATGTGGTAAATTATTAGTAGATAAAGAAAATGTAATTATTCAAGATATACTTAAGAAACCACCAAAACAAAGATTTCAAGAAATATATTCAATTTGCCAGAAAATAAATAGATGTGGTCAAGAAACTGAAGATGGATGTGGATGTAAACAACCTGAAAACTATAAACTAGAAGGATTAATTGGTATTCAAGCAAAATGGAAAAAATTAGATATACCAGAAGGTTTATCAGAAAATGAAATTTATAAATTGAAAAATCAATTAATTGATATAGAATATATTAAACAATTATTAGAAAAAATTAGTGATGAAGATGCTTCTTATTTAGGGTTTTCTGAAATGTGGTGTAGGCCCGAATGGTTAATATGTTCAGTATTACCTGTATGTCCACCATGTGTAAGACCATCTGTTAAACAAGATAATTCACAAAGGATGGATGATGATTTAACTCATAAATTAGCAGATATAATTAAAACGAATAATATTTTAGCTCAAAAAATAGAAAAAGAAGCAAGAATTGAAGTAATAGATGATTGGACAAAAGTTTTACAATATCATATTGCTACTTTAGTAGATAATGATATACCGGGCATTGCTCAATCAGCACATAGATCTGGACGTGTGTTAAAATCTATTAGACAAAGATTAAAAGGAAAAGATGGTAGAATCAGAAATAATCTGATGGGCAAACGTGTAGATTTTTCTGCTAGAAGTGTAATTACCCCTGATCCAAATATAGAGTTAAATGAATTGGGTGTTCCATTTGTAATAGCAAAAAATCTAACATTTCCAGAAACTGTTAATAAATTTAATAAAGAAAAATTATTAATTTATGTTAAAAATGGAGAAAATTGGCCTGGATGTAAAAGTATTATAAAAACAAAAGAAAATAATAGAATTACTATTGGAGACAATAATAAAGATACAATTGAATTAGAATATGGTGATATAGTAAATAGACATTTAATTGATGGTGATTGGGTATTATTTAATAGGCAACCATCATTACATAAAATGAGTATGATGGGTCATAAAGTTAGATGTATGGAAGGTAATACTTTTAGATTAAATGTATCGGTAACACCACCATATAATGCTGATTTTGATGGTGATGAAATGAATTTACATGCCCCACAAAGTATTCCAACTGTAATTGAACTAAAAGAGATAATGAATGTCACAAAACAAATTATATCTCCAAGAGAAAATAAACCAATTATTACAATTGTTCAAGATACACTATTAGGCATTAATAGACTAACTAGAAGTTTAAATTTAAAATATATAGTACCAGATGAGAATAAAATATTAACAATGAATAATACAAATAATATTGTTATTAATGTTAATAGTAGTGACAAACCAGGAAAAATTAAAAATAAAATTGTAGATGCATCATATTTTACTAGAACACAAATTCAAAATATTTTATGTGATTTATCGACATTTGGAAGACCTATTCCTAAACCAGAAATTATATATGAAAATAATGGTAAACAGATTGAATTATGGGTTGGAAGACAAGTATTAAGTTATATATTACCTGAAAATATAAATTTAGATATGTGTAATGATATGTGTGATAGTGATAAAGATATAATGAATTTTGTAAAAATAACAGAAGGATTAATTAGTCAAGGGGCTTTTGATAAAAGTTTATTTACGAAAACATCTAAAGGTTTAATACATACGATTTTTAATGATTTAGGATCAGAAAGGGCAAAAGAATTTATAGATGATTTACAAAAAATTATTACATATTTCCTATTATTAGAAGGGTTTAGTGTTGGAATTAGTGATATGATTGCTGATAAATCAACAAATAGAAAAATTAAAAAAATTATTAATGGAAAGAAAAAAGAAATAGATGAAATTATGCAGGAATTACATCTTAATATTTTTGAAAATTATACTGGACAAACAAATAAAGAATATTTTGAAAGTAAAGTAAATAGTGTATTAAATAAAACATTAGCTGAAACTGGTAAAGTTGGTTTATCAAGTTTAAGTGAAACAAATAGAGCAATCAATATGATTAATTCCGGGTCTAAAGGAAAAGCTACTAATATTGCTCAAATGGTTGCTTGTTTAGGACAACAAAATGTAGATGGATCAAGAATACCCGATAATTTTAATGATAGAACACTACCACATTATTACAAATACGATGATTCTTCTGAAGCCAGGGGATTTGTAGAAAATTCATTTATTTCTGGACAAACACCACAAGAATATTTCTTTCATGCTATGGGTGGGAGGGAAGGTTTAATTGATACAGCTGTTAAAACATCAGAAACTGGTTATATTCAAAGAAAATTAATGAAAGCAATGGAAGATTTAAAAGTTTCACAAGACTATTCTGTAAGAACAAGCTCAAATATTATAGTCCAATATATTTATGGTGGTGATGGAATGGATGCTACATTTACAGAATCTCAACCATTAATTATTGGAAAATTAAATACAGAAGAAATGATAAAAACATATTTATTTGAGCCTTCTTTTAATTGGAATAAATATTTAAATAAAGATATTATTAAAGAATTTAAAAAAGTTAAAGATTATCAAGATAAGTTTGATAATATATTATTAAATTTAATTGAAATTAAAGAATATTTAGTAAAAGATATATATAAATACGATGTTGATAATAATATATTATTTCCAATTCATTTTCAGAGATTAACTACAAATTTATGTGGATTAAATCCAACTAATAAATCAGATATATCTCCATTTGAAATAATGGAAAATAATGAAAAATTAAAGAAAGTTTTATATATTACAAAAGAATTTAAAAATAATACTATTTGTAATATATTAATTGATATTAATTTATCACCAAAATTATTAATTCAAAAATATAGAATTACTAAAGAAAAATATTATAAATTAATCGATACTATTAAATATACATATAATCGATCTAAAATTTGTCCTGGTGAAATGGTTGGAGCTGTTGCTGCTCAAAGTATCGGTGAACCAGCTACACAGATGACATTAAATACATTTCATTATGCAGGTGTTAGTGCTAAATCTAATGTAACGAGAGGTATTCCCAGATTAAGGGAGTTGCTACATATTACTAAAAATTTAAAATCACCATCTGTACAAATATATCTAAAAGAAGAATACAATAATGATAAAAATAAATGTAATTATATTAAAAATAGATTAGAATATACAAAATTGAATGATATTATTGTAAATAGTGAAATACATTATGATCCAGGTAATAATAATTATGATACAAATATTGATGCAGATAAAGAATTTTTAGCAATTTATAAAGAATTTATTAATATTCAATATGGAGATGATCCACAAATTGAATATACTTCTCCATGGATTATTAGATTTATATTTAATAAAGAATTAATGTTAGAAAAAGGTATTATTATGGAAGATATATATTTAGCTATAATGAATTATGATTCAGAAAGAATTGATTTAGTTTATTCAGATGAAAATTCAAGTGAATTAATTGGTAGAATTAGTATAAAATCAGAATTAGATGGAGTTATTGATGAAAATATGAATGGCTTAGAAGATCAAACTGATATTATATCTATATTTAAAAATATTAAAGAAGAATTATTAGAAAATGTTTCTATTAAGGGAATAGAAAATATTACAAATATTGTAATGAGTGAAATAAATTATAATAAAAAAGTTGATAATGAATTAGTAAATACTAAACAATGGTTACTTGAATCAGATGGAACTAATTTAGTAGATGTTATATCAAATGAATATGTTGATCCAACTACTACAATATCAAATGATATAATTGAAATTTATGAACTATTGGGAATAGAAGCTGCTAGAAATATATTAGTAAATGAAATTAAAGGTGTAGTAGAATATGAAGGATCTTATATTAATAATAGACACATCGAACTATTGTGTGAAGTAATGACATCAACTGGTAAATTAATATCAATTAATCGTCAAGGTATTCAAAGGGGAGATATTGGACCATTAGCTAAGTGTTCTTTTGAAGATACAACAGATATGCTTATTAAAGCTGGTATATTTGGAGAAATGGATAAATTAAATGGTGTTTCTAGTAATATTATGATGGGTCAAAAAATTCATTCTGGAACAAATAATTGTGAAATATTAATTGATGAAAATAAATTAATGGAACAATTACAGAATATTAAAAATATAGCTGAAGATAATAATTTAGAAGATATAAATGAAATTACTGAAACTAATATAGATAAATTATTTGATCATGATAGTGACGATGATAGTGATTGTGATTATGATAATTTTGAATTTGCATGTGATTAAAATTAAGAATTTATTAGAGCATTATATATCTGTTTATCACATTTAGGTGATAAATATAAATAATTCTTCTGTTTAATTCTATTATTTAATATATCATTTGATATAGCTGTACAATCAGGAACATATACATCTACATCACTATTTATACTTTTTTGTAATGGATCCGAATCTGTTTTTTTATTTCCTAATAATTTATCTGGATTAAATTGTTCTTTATTATTTATTGGTTTCTTAGAAAATATTGATTTATCCATTAAATTATCGCCCATTGGTTTCTCACCCATTGGTTTTTCACCCATTGGTTTTTGACCAAATACGGGTTTTTCATCCATTGGTTTTTGACCAAATACAGGTTTTTCATTCATTGGTATTTCACCCATTGGCTTCTGAACAAATACTGGTTTCTCATCCATTGGGTTTTGACCCATTGGTTTTTGACCAAATACAGGTTTCTCACCCATTGGTTTTTGACCCATT